GTTTCTTTGTGATAAGATGATATCGCAACAAAGGCCGCCAACTTAGAATAATCATAATGACTTCCTGTGTATGAAGCGGCAATTTCATAAACTAATTTATCTAATTCTTTAGTTGTAATCTCCCCTTCTGTTGGGACTGACGTAATAACTTTAATGAATATTTCATCTGAATTTACGTTCAATCCCTTAGCGGCTCTTTTAACTCTGTGATAAATTTTCTGTGGGTTAAATGAGACTGACTCTCCGTTTCTTTTTAATATTTTTAATGACATAATATATAATTTAAAAATCGTCTGTAAAACTTATTGTTTCATTCAATTTGGCTTTTTGGTATTCCATTGTTCTAGATTCAAAGAAATTACCCTTTGTTTCCATGGCAATTTGTTCCATAAACTTAAAAGGTTGATCTACATTAAATTCTTTACTACAACCCATTTTTACTAATAATCCATCAACTACAAACTCTAAATATTGTTTCATTAAATTAGAATTCATACCGATTAAAGAAACTGGAAGTGATTCTGTAATGAATTCTTTTTCAATTTCAAGTGCTGATAATAAAATTTCTTTAATTCGTTTTTCAGATGGTTTATCTTCTAAATGGTTATTTAATAAATGAATTGCAAAATCACAATGAAGATTTTCATCTTTAAAGATCAAAGAATTAGCGTTACACAATCCTTGCATAATTCCTCTTGATTTCATCCAAAAAATAGAACAAAAAGATCCTGAAAAGAAAATACCTTCAACAGCGGCAAATGCAACTAATCTTTCGGCAAATGATGCATTTTCAATCCACTCTAACGCCCATTTAGCCTTCTTTTGAACTGCTGGCAATCTATCAATTGCGTTAAAACATTCGTCTTTTTCTTTTGGGTTGTTAATATATGTATCAATCAATAATGAATACATTAATGAATGAATGTTTTCCATTGCCAACTGAAATCCATAGAAAAATTTTGCTTCAGGATATTGAACTTCTCTATAGAAGTTTTCTGCCAAATTTTCATTTACAATACCATCTGATGCTGCGAAAAACGATAATACATTTTTAATAAAATATTTTTCATTATCCGTTAATGTTTCCCAATCTCTAATATCATTGGTTAAGTCAACCTCTTCTGCCGTCCAAAAAGCCGCTTGGTGTTGTTTGTAGTATTCCCATATATCGTTGTGTTCAATAGGAAATATAACAAACCTGTTAGGATTTTCTACTAGTATTTTTTCCATAATTAATTTTAATTAGTTGTTTGATTTTGTTTTTCTTTTCTCTTATCAAGAAGTTCTCTAACTCTTTGACGTTGTCTTTCTTCTTTTTGTTCTTCAAGACCCAAGAACGTCATTGAGCTTTCTGTGTCAATATCAATCATCGCGTTATCAAACTTACAATTCTCAAAAACAACACCATCATCTCCAATACGAGACTTAGTTATTGCAATTGTCGCTAATTTAAGTTCTTTTTGTTGTAAAGTTTTAGCAACCGATATAATAACGTGTCCCACTTGTGCTTTCTTAATAGATCCACCCATTTGATCTGTCGTTACTACTTCAGATGATATTGATGATCTGTTACCTTGTGTTGCGGTCCACCCAACAAGATTCATTTCGTGACACATCGCCTCAAACGCTCTCATTACCGAACCTTCACTTTTCCATTCATCACCAAGATTCTTATCAGGAACAATACAGTCAATATAATCTAAAACAATCATATCAATTTTAATTCCATCTGAAACCATTTTTCTAATTTGATTTTTGATTTGTAACATCGTCATCGTATCTGACGGTAGTTTTTTCATAATCAATTTGTTTGTCATTGAATCCTCAATTTCTCTAACTTTAGACATCACCTCATCTTTCTTTTCTGACAAATCGTCAGGGTGAACCTTAGTCCATAAGGTAAAGTGTTTTCTTTGAATAACCTTTGGGTTGTCCTCAAAAAATATCTGTAGAACGTTAAACCCAAGATTAAATGCATGGTTTGCCATCTTAGTTAGAATGGTTGATTTACCAACTCCCGTAGGGGCTAAGATAACACCAATTTCTCCTTTTGCCAAACCACCTTTTAACAATTTGTCAATTCCTGGTATTCCCATTGGAATTGGGTGTCTGTAATCATCTTCAAGAACTTGATCAAGGTTTGAGAATACATCTAACATTGATGTATCTTTTGCTCCAACCTGAAGGGCCGTCTTTACCATCTCTTCAAGGGTATCGTAGTTTTCAAACTCACCCCCGTCAATGATCTTTTGTGCTTTTCCCATTACCTTTTGAAGTTCTTGTTGTTTACAGAATTTTAAAGCCTTTTCTTGAACAAAACTAACTCCATCAATAGGAGCATCCTTAATTTTCTTAATCATATCCAAAACAATCTTGGATGCAATCTCTTGTTGTAATTCGGATTTTGTTATTTGTTCAAGAGTTTCAAATGAAGGTGTGTGATCGTATTTAGTATAATACTCTCTGATCATTTGAATAATAATTTTGAAGTATTTGTTTTCAAAATAATCATTTTCAATAACATCAATAATTGAATGAGAGAAGTCTTTGTCTACCACAATCTGATTTAATAATTGAAGTTGAAATGTGTTTCCTAAATACTCAAAATTTTTACTTGTCGCCATATGATTTACCTTTTTTGTAATGATAAATAGTGTTAGTTTTTAATAAAGTTAGGGTAATCAAAATTAAAATTTTTCCCTGAAAAAATGTCAGTTAGGCCTGCCATTATACTTTTTAACTTCGGGCGTAGGTCTACGGTGTATCTTACCTTCGGAGGGTAAGGTTTAGCGTCAAACTGTCTATGACAAATTGTCATCTCTCCAACCTTAATTATTAGATTAAAGTTTTCATCTCCGTCTGTAATTGACGTGTTAAGAATGTCAGGATTTTCAATAATTTCATACTGATTTTCTAACATATAACTAACCGTTCTCATTTTTAAGTCATATTGTAATTCATCATATATTTGAGTAACATGATTATAAAATTCTTCTGACTTATGAGCATTTCTATTAAAACCTCTTACGTTAAAGAATCGTTGAACTACAATATTGTCATTACATGTTAACAAAAATTCCACTTTTGTTATTTCTTGATCTTTCATGATTTGTTTGTTGTTTTACTTTTTGTTTCTGAATTTTGTTTTTTCTTTTCTTGTTAGTTTTAAAAAGGGTTTTAAAAAACTTACCCAAGCGTCGTCACCCTTCGGTAGATATTTAAAAAAACCATCTTCCATCATCATTCTAATTAGATTTCTATGTCCTCTTCCGTCGGGATCCAACGACTCTGAGTAATATAGTCTTACCAATTCTTTTTCTTCATCATTTATTAATGGATTATCCAAATCAACAAGTTTGGTGTTTATAACGTAAAATTCATCACCAAAAATACCTTCTTTTGTTTTTCCACTCAACAAGTTTTGAAGAGCTACGTTTGTTTTTTCTTCTTTTAATAGTTTGTTACCTTTTTCTAAAATATAGGTTAAATTAACCTCTTGTTCAAGAACCTCAGGAAACATTTTAACTAAAGTTTTTTCACCCAAATAAAATATACCATCTATGTTGTCCGAAGAATCACCAGTTAAAATTTTAACAATCTTTACATTATAGTGTGGAACTTCAAAATCATATAGTTTGATCTTGTCTCCAACCTTATAATATTTTTTTGTTGATGGCGAATATATGGAAACTTTTTCAGATATAAGCTGCGTTAAATCTCTATCACTAGAAAATATTGTTTTTTCTTCGTCTAACGAGATTTTACAATAGTGAGCAATCAAGTCATCAGCTTCTGCTTGTTCTGTCTCTAGTTGTCTTACAAACATCTCCTCAAGGTATTGTTTTACCCTTTGTTTTTGTTCAACAAAAGATTCTTCTTTTGATTCAGTTTCAGATGATTTACGATTTAACTTATACTTTGGGTATATCAATCTTCTTTGTGAAGATGAGGTTTTAGAATCCCAAAAAACTACAACCTTATTATAGTTGTGTTCTTCTAAGAATTTACGAAGAGTATTTAGAAAGTGCCAAACACCGCCAACATGTTTTCCGTTGTGATAGAAATCTCTAACACCATGAAATCCAATTTTCAATAAATTATTTCCGTCAACAAGTAATGTCTTTGACACTCCCTAAAATTTAATTGTTACTACTCTACTTCTTCTTTTTCTGCTTTCAAATCAAAGTCTCCATCAACTCCGATGATTTCTTTCCAATAATCAGCATATTCTTTTTTATACTTTTCAATGGAAGCCTTTTCTTCTGTGGTGTCTTTACCAGGTAAAAACCCATGTGGTGTTACGATAATTCTACCATCTTCAAAACCAAGTCCGTTGATGTGATTTTTCATAACAGACACTTTTGTTCGTGATGCAAACTTCACGGTTCTTTTATCTTTGGTTGCTGTAATTTTGGTTGTTCCCGCACCTTTTTGATTTCCAAATAGAAATACCAAAGAAGAGTTTAACCAAATTGCTTCACCACCTTTTGCCTTGATCTTAGGTTGTCCAAATGGATTATCAGGTAATTCAACCCAAGGCTGATTAACTATGATTAAAGTATTTTCAAATTTAGAATCTGATTTTCTAGAACCTGAAATTCTTTGATTAATACCCATACCAATCTTATCGGCTAATGTAGATGCGTTGTGTTGTTTACCACCTTTACCTTCATAGGTCATTTTACAAGGAACTGAACCAACTGAATCCCAAAGAAAACATAGACTATAATCTAACTCACCTTTTTCTTGTGCATCTAACAAATCATTAATATAATCTGTGATTTGTTCAATGTATTCAAAATTATTGTTAAAGATAAAAAATCCGTCCCAATCAACTTCACCTGTTTCTTCGTCAACCACTTCTTCACATTCAAAACCCATAAGTTTTGCATGTTCAAAAGACCATTTTTGTTCCGTGATAATGAAAACAGGTAGAATACCTTTCTTTTGTGCATCAACCGCAGTTTTAACCAAGGCTGTAGTTTTTCCTGTATCTGAATGACCTAATAACATATTAAGGTGACCGATCGCAGGACCTGGTAAACCAACGGCATCTAAGAATTCAGAACCTAAGTCAAAAAACCTCTGAGGTTTGTATTTTGCTGAGGTAGAAAACTTTTTCTTTAATGAACTAAAATCGTTCTTTTTGATCGCCATTGTTATTCGTAGATTTTAAAAGTGCTAATTGTTTCTAACTTATCTTTTGCGTTTGTAAGTTGTTCAACCAAATTATCCATTTCTTCGGTGTGTTGTGGGTGTTCTCCAATCCCAACAGAACTTGTGAAGTAAACATATAGTCTTGCTTCAGCGTCTGCAATTTCTGCCTCGTATTTTTTTACAAGGGCTTCTTTTAATTTTTCTGCAATGTAAGGTTTCATATTTTTTTGTGTTTTATAAAAGATAAATAAAAATGGGCACTTTGTATACCATAGTGCCCATGTTTTTTTTTAATTAGAATGGTAGTTGTTCGTCAACTTCTTCGTTAGCCTGAGGGTCTGCAATTTCAGTAATAGATACTGATTTAGATCCTCCCATAGAAACTTCAGATGTTTCAGTGTTAGAGTAAACGTATCCACCCTTTTCAGAGTCCCAACGTGGAGTTTCTCCTCTTGCAATTGCTTCAAGGTATTCAACAGGTTTTTTAGAATAAACATCTTCCCATGTCATTGGGTCTGCAACCCATTCTGCCATTTGATCAGTGTCTTGTGAAATCGCACAAGGATCATCATACATAACGGTTTGAATTACGGTATATGTTGCACCTTTTCCTGTTTTTGCTTTAGTTAACTCAAGAATTAAATCACGACCATTATCAGGATCTGTAATGTCACCTTTAGCTTTCCAAATTGGAATGATTTTATCAAGGATTCCTTCTTGTTTGTAATTGTGTTTGAAACGCCAGAATTTAACTCCGTCTTGTTCGTTGTCACGATCAATTACTTTAACAATATAAAACTTACGAGCTTTGTATTGTTTTGCCAATTCTTTATCGGCATCACGTCCTGTCGCCATAAGTTCTTCGTAAACTTCGTTTAAAGGTGAACGCTCATTGTCGTTTTTGGCCGGATCATAGAATTTTTGCCATTTACCATCAACTTGAACTTCGTGGAACCATACTTCTTTAAAAGGTGATGATCCGTCTGTTGTAGGTAAAATACGAACTCTTCTTTGTCCTTGTTTTTCATTGTCTTTCAAAAGAGCCGCGAAGTATTTTTTCATTCGGTCTTCAGAAGACATTTTTGATGTAGAACTTGAACTACTTTGTGTGGATTTTTCGTACTGAGCCAGTACTGCGTCTAATAGGTTTGTCGCCATGTTTGTAAAAAATTAAAAAGTTTATATGTCAGAAATATAGTTGTAAGTTAGTAAAATGTCAAATAGGTCGCAAAAAAAAAGGTCACTAATTGTGACCTTTAATATTAAGAATTATATCTGTTTAATAATATGTCATCTTCGTCCTCCATTGGTTCATTAAAAGAGTTTTCTATGTCTGATGGACTAAAGTTTTCAACGTCATCTTGAGTCAAGACATATTCATTTTTTCCTGACAATTCCATCTCATCTTTCTTTTCATCAAAAAAATCTGCTAAGTTTTGTTTATAAGGTCCTGAATCTAAACTTCTAAGTGCCAGCTTTTCTTGTGGAGTTTTAGGTCTGTATTTTTCTAATTTAGATTCAATACCATCAATCTTTACAACCAATTGATCCATTTCCGCCAATTTAGACTCCATTTGTTTAATTTGGTCAAACAAATTAGTAAAATATTCTTCCTGTTTGTCTGCCATAGTTTTTTGGGAATCAACTAAGTCGGTAATGTCTAATTCTTCAACACCTTCGTCGCCTTCGTCACCTTCTTCACCATCAACAGGAATTTCCTCAACATCTTTATCCGTAGCAACATCAACAGGAGTTGCCTCTGCCGGTGCCGCTGGAGGTGCAGGTGCCGCAGGGTCTGCAGGTGGTGTTCCTGCTGCAGGATCGGCCGCAGGGTCTGCAGGTGGTGGAATATCTTGTTCCATTATGTAATTGTTGATAGAGTTATATCTAGCAATTTCATTTAATATTTTTTCGTCTAATTTCATTTTATCCGTTTAATAAAGTTTTTATACCACGATTGGTTTCTACTCGTATATTTTTAAATGTTTTCATAGTATTGTCTACTCTTTCAATTAGACCGTCTTTCATTCTAACAGTATAACAATCCCCTGTGTCAAGATCACAAACTTGTTTAGTTCCATCTCCCATGTCTTTTTCGGAAACTCTTGTGTTTTTACCAAGATAATTATCCAACATTAATTTTGTACTCATATTGTTTTTTTATTTATAAATATCACTTATTCCATAAAGTATTAAAAATATTATAAGCTTTCTTAAATTCGGCAATTAACTTATCATACTCTCCAACTGCATTTTTCTCTATTTGAGTATAAACATTAGATTCTTGATTGATCGGATAATGTAAAACATATTGTTTTGCAATATTACTAACAACCACCAATTCAGGATTATTTGGATACTTGTTTGAAAATTCTTGTATATCTTGATTTAAAAAAGTATAAATACCTGCAACCCTATCTAATAAGAAGTTAATAAAATCTATTAAGGTTCTAAAGCTGGCGATTGGTACGTTTTTACTAGTTCCTCTTGTAACACAGAAATATTTTCTATTTATATATTGATAAAACGAATCACCGTATATTTCTTGTAAATTAATAGTGCTAAAATTATACTCGTATGCTGAGATTTTAGTACCGTTTGACTCTCCTGAATCTACATATACATAAGTAAACGCCATTAAAGCCACCGCATAGGCCGTATTACCTGTCATGTCGTAATTTTTACTTACTAATCCAGCTCTAATTGTTGAGATAAGGTCATTTGTATTTAACGTAGTTGGTTGAGGTGTGTCAATTCCAATAAAGTTTATATATCTCTTATTTAAATTATCAGCACAATCTTGATTTTTAGTTAAAGTATCTTTACTGTCTAAGTTGGCTATAACATTCGCAGCTTGAAATAGTACATTATCTGAACTACTTTTTTGTGTTTTTTCATTTTCAACAACCTTAGATTGTAATTGTGATACGATTTGAGAGTTCAAAGTTTGTAGGAAATTATCCACAGTAGGTAAACTATAAAAAGGTTGTCGTGTCCCTTGAAATGTGGTATTAAATTCACCTTCACTAATCTCATGGGTAACTTGTGTTATCATGTAAGGTCCTGAAAACATAGGAATGTTTCTTATATTAAAATACATCATAGGTTGTATTAAAGCACATCCCATCATATCAACATGACACCCATAACTTCTATTTTTATACAAGTTATATAACGAAACAGATTGAGTTGTACTGTTTCTGTTTCTATCAATGTTGGCCATTTGATTTAACATCTCCAATGATTCTGTTGTTGGTTTACCAGGATCTTGTGATACACTAAAAGATTTAAATATTTGTTGGTTTTCTCTTGTTACATCAACATTAAACCCGACAACTTTATTTGATTTATCCCAATCTGTTTTATTGGCTTGATTTTCTGTTAGTGGATTATCACTAGCTCTTCTCAAATCAAAAGCATCATCTCTAAAACGATAATCAATATTATCGTTCATATTTAAATGTTCACTTGGTTTACTAACATAATAACAAAGAAACTTTGGTGAACTTTGTCGGTAATCAACATTTAAGTATGTACCAAACATCATATTACCAACCTCAAGAGTACCATCAGGTCTTGGTGTTGGGTTTTTAACCGCATCTTGTACATTATAGAAATTAACATAAGATGGTAACATAAAGTGTTGGAAGTTGTTCTGTACAAGAATTGTGGTTACCATATCAAGTAATGTATTCTTATATCTTGTACTTCCACTATTTTTTTTAGTGTCCCCGTCACTTAATATATCAATAATTTGGTAAATATCAACTAAGACTTTATCTCCAACATTTCTACTTGCCCTATCAACTAAAAGTACATCTTCAAATAGTGTTTTACTTTCAAAATCAAATCCTGCAATCCAAGTATCATTTAGTGCCTTAAATGTCTCCCAAAGTTCTAATCTAGTTTGTTCTGTAAAACCACCTTCAAGTGGTGCCCTTGTTGATCCTTGGTCAGACAAAATAACAGTCGGTAATTGTTTTCTAACATAAGGTAACATTACATTTATAACATTTCCTATGTACTGATTATTTTGTTGTATATACAAATCCATAAGTTTATAAAACTTAGCAACATTTGATCCACTATTTGTAAAAGTTGTGTTTGTTGGTAGTCCTGCGGGTGCCTGTTGTTGAGTGGTTGTTGTTGTCGTTACTTGTGAATTTTGTGAAGATGGTAAAATGTTGATGGTTGTTTTGACAAACTGCTGATCATTCTGACTATTTGATGTTGATCCGTAATATGAAGTTATTATTTCATTTCTCAATTGTTGGTTTGTAACAACACCAGCACTTACATTTTGTCCCTGCTTTAATATTGTTCCTGTTGAATTTCTTAACACCGCATATTTCAAAGGTCCAATTTTATATATTGTAACGGTACTTCCACCTTGTAAAGTAGAAAGTTCAACCGCTTCTCCTTGACCATTTGGAGCTGGAGGTGCTTGAAGTGGTGCCGGAGTGTTAGGTGCTGGTACAGGATTTGGTGGTGGTACATTAACAGGTTGAGTAACTGCAGGTGGTGTAAACCCATTTAACTTTTGTGTTGCGTAAATTTTTATAAGTGGTGCAAAATCAATAACATTTTTTTCATTAAACTGAACATTTAAATCAATAAAGAAGTCAGTAATATAAGATCCCGAATCTTTATATTCTAATTGGGGGATTGTTGATTTACCAACATAGTATTCTAATGCCTCCCAAGTTTTTGGGTTTTGTGTTTTTGACTGAGCTAATGTGACTTGTGGTGGTAGATTGCCAGTTTCATAATAATTATAACTTATTGGGTTTTCAATGTATTGTGTAGAGAATGTATAAAATAATCTTTTATTAAAATCACTTGGATTACCAAATTTAAAAGCCACATCATTTGTCATAAACAAACTCATATTTGTTTGAATGGTGGTGTTTTGGTTATCAATAACAGATTGTAATTTTGTTTCTGGTGAAGTCCCCGTTGGTTTTGTAACTTTCATTAATGTTCTCATCAATAGATGAAAATTTTGATAAATGTTATCTGATTCCGTTGATGTTGAGGTAGATTCAGGTAAACTTGATGGTAAAATTTCAACAAAATCATAAAGGGATCTACTAAAATTTAAAAAGTGTTTTTCAAACTCATCCATTAGTTGAGTATTAAATGTTGTAAATAATTCTTCAAAACTTGTATAATCAGTTTGTTCACCTGATATTAAAAAATTTTGTTGTTCTTTTTGTTCATTTAGTATTTCTTTTAAATAAGTTTCAGGATTATTTTTCAATAACTTTGAGTTATCAAACCATCCGAATTGTGGTGCATTCCAAAATAATCTAACTGACCCATTAAACATCGCAGGATTATTAGATAACTCATTTTTCATTGATCCATTCTTGAATGTTTCTTCTTTCGCCTGATTGTAATTTGACCCAAAAGATGGAACTACATAATATTCTTCAGGATTTTCTGTATCTCTAACAACTACAGACCAAGGAGATACTCTCATACTTCTTAATGAAGTTGATGGATCAAAACCCGCAACCTCAAATATTGTTGAGTTTGTGGTGTTAAACATCATCAATTTTTCATTATTTAAATAATCTTGAATTTGTGCTGATGAAATTCCTTGTATGTATGAATTTTTTACAACAAAAGATGATACGTTAGGTTGTCCTATATTTGTAGTTTGATAAAGTCCAACCCCTCCTGTTGTTCCTGATATTTGTGATAAGATAACAACATCTCCATTTAAAAACTGACCATTGATTATGGTGTTTCCGGTGAGGACATTATTTGATATTTGTGTCACTTGAATAGGTGGGTTTATAACTTGAAAATCAAATGTCTGACCAGAAACGTTAGACACCTCACATAGTGGTGTTGTGCCGGTAGAACCACTAACAACGTTAAGTATTGTAACCCCTGATACTCCGGATGCCCCACTTAGTATTTGTCCATTTTGAATTGGTATTCCAGTATTGTTTGTTAAATTAGCAAACACACTCAACTTAAACGGTAAATTATTAAATGAAACGTTAAATGGTGCTGGTGTTGTATAATTACCACTACCACCTGAAACACCACTTGTTTGTGTAACTAGTTGTACATTAGCGTTAAACTGAGGAATAAAGATTAAATGTGGTGTTTGTATTAAATCATTTGTTATTGTGTTAACAGTAATTCCTGTACCATTACTTGAACATGTTCCTGTAACCTCAAAAGTGGTACAAGATCCCGTAATATTAAGACCAAAACAACTCCCCCCATTTTGGGTTTGACCACTGAATAATTTTAACCCTTGAATAAATACATTGTAGTCGTCTATAAGTTGGGGATAAAATCCTGTATTAATATCTGTAAAAGGTGGTGTGCCTGTTGTGTTGTCCAACACTAAATTTCTTTGTGTTCCATCTATAACTAAATTATATGTATAGGTACTTGCCGATGAAGCAGGATCCCAATTCTTTTTATAATTAAAATCTGTCCAAACCTCATCTAAGAAATCAACTCCAGTTTTATTATACGTTTTGTATCGGTGCCAAATTGACCCATATTTCAAAATCCAAGCATATGGTAGTTTGTGAATTGCCCCAAACTTTTTCATCGTAGAAATGATATAACTTAAGTCTGTAGTTGCACTACCGTTTAAAGTTTTGTATTTTTCTCTAAGAGTTCCTAATGGAAGACTGTTTAAGAATAAAAATGCTGCCGATTTATATGGATAAGGATCGTTAGTCTTGTATCTAAAATTAGATACTCCCTTTTGTATTGCATTTATAAAATATGGTGAGTTCAACATTGAGGTCGTTTGAACGTCACTAACATAGTTTGTATAATTTGAATATTTTAAATTTCCTTCCGTTACAAATTGTGTTTCATAATTTCTACCTTGATAAAAACTTTTAAATGTTGTTATGTTTGTTATAGGTGTTATAGTTGAATAATTGAAATGGGTTACTGGTCTTTTTATCGTGTTAGTATCATTTAAATCAAAGTTCGCAATTGTTTTTATAGTATCGTTATAACTTATAACATCTTTAGTGTCAAAAGCAATATTTGTGTTTTGTAAACTACTACCATTCGCTAAGTTTTTCTGATCCCATTTTAAATTTGTTAATGGGTATGTATCCACAAAATCAAATTCATTTGATGCTGATGTACCTGTTAAATACCTATCTAAATTTGGGATACTATTTTTTTGGGCCAACGAAACTAATGGTTGTGATTTTACAGAAAGAAAAATATCACCATTGTAAATTACGTTTGGGTTTTGTATATCATTTCTAATATACGGAGTAACAAAATCACCTTTAACAAATGTTTGCCAACTTTCACCTTGACCTTGATTTGATATATGTTTTAAAAATGGCACATAATTATTTGAATCCAACAAATACTCCTTTATTTTTTTAGATAAGAATGGATTATCAGCACCCAAACTTTGTAACATGTTTACTCCTTCATCATCTGCTTCAACTTCATAAATGGAATATGGATCTCCTGATTTTTTATTAAATCTGGTGTAGAAAGAATTTAACATAACTCTTTCGTATATTTCATAAAAATATTTGGTTTCCTCTTTGTTTTGGAACACTTCATTAGATACCGCAAAATCAATTGCATTTAATGATATTCTTGATGGTTGTAAATTGGTTTCAAAAACATTTGTGTCTGCGTTTGCTGTCGTCTGTCTTTGAGTGTACCCTTTAATGAACTCTTCAACAAATTCCACTTCAGGCCAAACCTCAGGACTATATGCCCTATAAACTGAAGACACAGTTTGATCTCCAGGATATATTATTTCAAATTTTTCTTTATTATCTTCACTTACTCTTTCTCGTATTACTTGAGGCCAAGGATAAATTGGTTCGTTATTTTGTGTAGATGTTTTTACATCAACACTAGGTGCTGTTGATGTTGTTCCAAAAATTGCCGCTCTTCTGTATGGGTTTTCCCTTTCATCCCAAGCCTTTTTGTGAACCTCATCAAGTAATCTAAGAAACGCCTCTCCTTGACAGTAAAATACCGCCAATATATTTCTAATGTTTGGTACAAAACCTAATTTACCATTACCTTGTGCGTTAAATTTTTCAGATAAACTTGCAGATATTTCAGTTTCAACTTTTTTTCTTGTTTCACCGGCAGTTTTACCCATCTCATCCGTTATAGACATAAAAGAAGATTGTCCTTGAAAATAATACCCTTTACCAAAATTATCCTCTAATTGTTTTTTTAAGGTTTGTTTGTATTGTACGATAATTGGATCTGTGACCGAAAAATTACCTTTTGGTGCATTTTTTTGCGCAACATATGTTTGTACTAAATCAATATCCTCTAAAGTAAAAGATTCTTGACAAGTTTCTAATGTTATGGGAAATTCAATTTTAGATGTCGTCGTTTTACCATTAACGGTATATGTCCCTGGATTTTCACCAAACACACTATTTTCTAATAAAATTTTTTTAAATTTTTCTATATCACCTTTTAATTTATTTTCTGCATCAACTTTATTTTGTGAAGTTGATTCTTTAAAAAAGAACACATTTAAACCATTTTTCTTTTTTAAAATAATTGGTGTGTCAGTGTCCAAGTATGTATTATACCAAGAAGAATTAGAATATAAAAAAACATTCTGTTGAAATAATAATAAGTTACTTTGATAGACACTCATATCGGTAATGATACCCATATTCTCTTTCTCAAATTGATTTAAAATTTCCGATATAAAATTTTGTAATCTATAATTTAATTGTTGTAATGTTATTTCAGGAAAATTATCATCAATTAATCCTTTAGACTTATATATTGAATATACCTCTTTCATTTTTTGATATCCTCTACTTACAACTACAGGTGAAGTTGCAACATTAGAACTTTTAATTTCATTACCTTGAGTTGTTGAAACTGGTGTTTGAGTAACAACATTGTTATACATTTGAGGAACCGCCATCAAGGCCCCAAAATTAACATACGATAATAGCGTATATTTGTATCCGTAAAATTTAAGATCAATTTCGTAATTGTGTGTTGTTGGGTTAAATCTTGAGGTAAAAGATTGTAACATAATCGGAAACTTAATAGCCTTTCCATACCAACCTTTTAATGTTAATGTAAATTGTGGATATGGTAGTTGAAAAAATGCAGAATACGGTGAATTATTTCCACCTTCAAACAATGCCCGACCTTTAACATCTTCTAACTGTACCGTAATTACAGGAAGAAAACTTGTACTGATTTCAACTCTAATACTTTTTATTCCGAGTAACCCATTATCAACGGCACCTGGAGTACCATTTGAATATAAATTTTGTGTAATATAATAGTCATCAGATTTATTTGGGTTTTGTACTGAGGTTTGTTTTGGTTGGTTTACACCTTTACCCTCTAAAGTTCCTTTACCGGTTAACTCATCCGACCAAGCGGTGTCTAAAAAAGTTTTATTTCCAGGGTTTAAAAAATTAATTTTACCAACCGAAATTGTCCTTTGGGAATCGTTCATTGATGTCCCTACCGCCAATTTTGTTCTTGGCAGTACGTTACACTCCAAGTTAGCATACATAACAAGGTCTTCTTGTTTAACTAACCTATCTTTAACATTACCTTCTAAATCAATTACTTTATTTGGGTCTATTAGGCTTATGTTATCATAGTCTAGTTCTACTAATATGTTTTCTTGACTATCTACCATAATAGAAGAAATAATTTTCGTAAGAATTTTTATAATCTTGTAATGAAGCTACTAAAGGAAATGGAATTGTCAAGACAGCACCATCAGGTATTACGAACTCGTATCCAGAATATTGTGGATTAGCGGCTTGGATTAACCAACCAAAATAAGGTGTCCCGTAAAACTGTTGTGATATTTTATCAAGTCTACTTTGACCTACTTTATAGATATAATTTTTATCTGAGCTTTTAGCAGGTAATACAATGTACGGTACAACGGTTGGTTGACCATTAATCACAAAATCCGTATATCTATTCCAATATTGAAGTGCCATTTTTAATTAAAAGTTACTTTACCATTGAAGGTTGTTTTATCATCATTCAAATTACTATTTGAATACAAATCTTTTATTTTCTTTTTCTTTTCGTCCAAGTCTCCAACTGCAGGATAAACGTATTTACAAGTTTTAATTGTTCCATCTGGAATTTTCCACGTTGTTGCCGTTTTATATAGTTCACTATCTTTGATTTGTTTGTTAAAGAAATCTTTGAGTTGTGTTGTGATATCAGTGTATTCACCCTTTAGGTCATCTGCGATTTTTTTAATACCATTAATTAATACTTCATTCTGTTTAACTTCATTACCACCTGTCAGATCGTTAACTAATGTTGTGAAATACTCGGAATTAGTAAACAGTTGTGAATTTAATGTATAAAATCTATTATCTTCACATGTGGTAAAATATTGTACACTTTGTCCATCATATTTTGGCACATTAAATTTACAACCACTACCATTATCAATGGTGGAGGTTGTTGTGTTATATTTGTCACCAGACAACAAATAGTCCGATAGATCTTTTTCATAATTATTAATAGTATTTTTAACACTATTTTGGTTAACAACATAAAGTCCAATTATTGAGGTTTCACTTGCGGTATCAAAAAAAGTATCACCACTCAAATCATAAACTAAAGGTTCGTTTGAAGGTCCCATACTGCCGTCAACTTTGGATGATATTACATCCATTTGTCTTAAAATATAATTTAACTCCTCTTGTATTTTTACAAGTCCTGATGTGTTATTTAATATTATGTTTAAAA